AACGCTTGATAATAGCGGATGTCGCCTGCTTTAGTTTCAACCTTGATGCTGTGTCGCGTATCAATTTCTGCGCCCGTTGTACCATCGACTAACAACACCATGCCCGCGTCACCCTTGTCATAACCAATTTCTAGGGTTTGTGTGCCCGGGTTGATATTGCCTTTTAATGTTTGAGTTACACGCTCATCAAGAGTGTTAAACGTGATTTCGCCAGCCTCATCTGGCAACTCACCAGCGTTAATAATTGAGCCAATCACCGTGTAAGTTAAAGCCGCGTAACCCGCTTGGTCTTCTGTTGCAGGCTGGCTTGCTGAAATTGAAATAATAGTACCAGCATTACTAATTAGATTTTCGTTAGCCATTAGGCATTCTCCAAGTTTACATAGTTTCTTACAATTTGTGGAAATAATGCCGCATTTTTGCGAACCATGCCGAACGGTGCTTGAGTAGACCAGCCAGCGTATTCTATTCGCTCAGAATATGGCGTGTTATTAGTTAAATAATAATTCTTTCCGAACATGTTATCAATTACAGGCCTTAGCCTATTCATAACCTGTTCTGTTTGCACTGTTTGTTCATGCTCAAATGATACAATTGCGGCTGACAGCGAGTTGTTCCAGTTGTGTTTGAGCGTACCTTCTTCATACCCTGCTGGCGCTGGCATACTCCACAGACTGGGGTCGCCCACTGGCGTGTCATCAACCACTTTTTCCGTTAATTCCTCAACCGAATTTAGCGTTACATTCTTAACTTTTTGCCTCATTTCAGCATTAAGAATGTTCATCGCTTGGTTGAATGAAATTACATGGATTATAGCCATCAATAAAGCCCGTCATAATTTATGGTGATCGGGGCAAGCATAAATAAATCATTGTAGCTGATTGAAGATGACACATAAGAGCTTTTAATTCTTATACAATCATTGTCAAAAAACTTACCCTGCCTAAATGTTTCAATGATTTTGTCAGCTGCTTGTCTATACCATTCCGTGCCAGTCCCTTTTTTCTGAAATAGACTAACTTGATAAACCCCTGTATATCTAACTGTGGACTCAGTTGTATTGGCAATAGGCACAGCATTCGTTGGTAAAATAAAAGGCATGATGTGGTTAACCGTTGGGTCTGCCTTTTGATTTTCCAAAATTAACTCCCAGCCTTCACTTTCTGCCAAGTCATATATTAGCGTATCAAAAGTGGCTTGAATTATGTTTAGGCTCATTTATTTTCTCGCTAAAATTTTATACATAATTGGTTGCAGGTCATCGGGTGCGATTCGCTCCACTTCCATTACTCGATACTTATCAAATTTATCGCCGATCAATGGCTCGACACCATCCCATAATATTGTTTTATCTCCACGCTGGACCACCCCTTGTTGATACTCGTAGCGTTTAGCATTAGTAAAAACAGCATTGGCTGTAAATGCATCATTAACCATCGTTTGATTGCTAAAAACGCCATCATTTGAGCTGATTAGTCGGCCTGTGCGCGGATCTACTTTATCGCTGCGAATAGGTCTAGTTAGCTTTGTTGGCTTGCCATATTTTTTTAATAATCTTGTTGCTAAGTTTTGAAAGCCTGAGTAATCAGCCATAGTTACCCCCTTCGCGGTAACAAGCGGATAGAGCCGCTACCACTGCCGTTTTGCAATAACTTGTCAAGCCAAACATTAATACTAGTGTAAGTCGGCTTGCTGCTGGCGTTGTCCATGTATTCGACTTCCAATACGTCTACTTTTTCACGCTTAACCGCTCGGTCTGTTGTCGCCGCTGGGTCGTTGCCTTGGTCGATGCTTAGGCATGTTTCAGCTTGTGCATTTTGTAGCTCAATTGGTATTTGATCGTCAGGAAACAAATAGCCGTCAATGTACACATTTTCACGCGGCCACTGTAACGACTGTGTTTCTGATGCTTTATTGCCCTTGTAATTTCTCGTCTCAACATATGACATTGAGCGATAAATCAAAGCGCTAGCCGTTTGAGTTAAAGTAATCCCTCGATCCTCAGCATAAACCGTCAAAAACGACTCGCTAATGTAACTATTTGCGCCCGCTACTTGCGAGCCATCTTCGACAATAATTGGCATGTTTAACCTACTGGTGTTTTGGCTGGATTCAATCGATATACAGTTAGTGACGCATTTGGAATGCCTAATTGTGGGTCTGTATTCTCACTAGCAACCCATAAGCTAATCTCATCACCTTCACTAATAAATAACGGCCCTTCACCTGCAACAATACCTATTTGATCACTATTAGGCATTGTGCTAATGGATGCGCTTGGTGTGAAGTAAGTAATGTTATCACTCTTAGTTTGACCAATAACAAAAGCCACCGCACTATTGTTGGTTTGATGAAAAAACTGAGCAGAACCACCAGCCTGATAAATGCCAGTTGTACCTGGGCCAGCCACCATCCGACCATTTACAATTGACCACCCATTTAATGCCGCTGGTGCTGAACCCTGTGTAAATGCTGGAATCTCAACAAACCCATTTAGCGACCCTGTGTCATCAGCTGGCGGCACTATATTCTGTGTATTGGTGCCAGCGACACTAATAACAGGGGCGGCGGTATTATCAAACACATTAATGCGGCGCATAGTGCAACTATACAAAGATGCTTCACTCTGTTTGAGATAAGAGCCTGTAACATCCCAAGTTGTAGAGTCGCCAACCACAAGGTTGTAGTTTTCGCCATCTTGAATAGTAATGCTACTCACTTCGCCATCAATGGTGTAAATCGTGTCTGCACCATTTGGCACAATCTCAATGTTTGAGCCGCTGACGTTTTTAATATACATACCATAAGGCGTTGATGCATTGAATACGCTAGATGCCGCAGGCAAATCGAAAGTATTACCACCAGTCAATCGGTAATAACTAGAGCTGTCTAGGGTGCTATCTGTACCCAGCTCGTTGACGCTTTGACCAACATTGACAATAGATGCGGTTTGTTCGATCAAAATTGATGATGGCTGAATGGTTCCTTTTGCGCTGACACTGGAACCACCCGCTTTAAGCCTTACTTTTAATGAGACCTTATTTCCTATTTCCACAGCCGTTTGTGATGTATCAGCAAACGAGATATCAAAACGACCGTCAACACCCGAATCGCGGCGCGGAACTGTTGCGGTTTGAAGATCATCGGGAGTAGGGGCGGCATCATTAACAGATACATAATATTCAATTTCCACAGATGCATTGCTGGCGTTTGTGATAATTGCCGCCGCCTGAGCGCTTGATGTTTCGGCCCTGTACTGATTAGCCACATTGCCCTGCACGATATCCACGTATGATGTTGATAGCAAATAATCGGTAGCGTCTTGGAATGTTTCGGAGTATTCAACAACATCGAGTGGAGTTGTGGAAATTACAAAATAATCTTCGCCGTTGATTTCTGTCTTATCCAAAACTCTAAGGAAATTGCCATTTGCAGCACCACTAAACTGAGCAGCAAACTGTTGCGCTGAAACTAAAAACGTACTGCCACCCGCCACCAATGGGGATAGATTACCCGAATCATCACGACCAACAATTGTTAAGCCGTAATTTGCATCGCTAGTTAGCTCACCGCGTGTATTGTCGGACGTATCTGTAATTGTTAGCTTTTCTGTTTGAAGTGGCTCACCTTTGTACACATAGACGCGCCAACCCGTAGTAATCATTGAACCTAAATCAATACCAATGCGGTTTAGTGTTCTACCAACATTGGGGTTGCTGAAATCGCTATCAGTAGCAAAAGCTACAGCTTGCCCGAATGTTACACCTGTCTCATTCACAAAATTTATTTTAAAGTTGTATGTTGAAACAGGATTAAAGACATAATCAGGCGGAAAGCCGCTTAACTGAGAACCCAAAGCACTCATTGAATAAATTGCAGTAGGCAAAACAGACCAGTTAGCAGAATCAAAATTTCCGTAAATTAAAGGGTCTAGCGCCGGCACCGCCAACCCCGATGTTTGGACTAGCTCCCAATGATCAACCTCCCAAAATGCTGAAAATGATTTTGCAGGCAGAATTTCTTTTAAAAGATTATCTAAGTTGTCATGCAATAAGACCGTAAAGCCTTGGTTTGTCTGGTTGTACACATCAACACGAATCTTTGAGCCAATCACAGCTGGGTCGGGGAGTTTAATAATTCGATTGTCGGCATTCGGAAAAACATCAACCCAGTCATAAGCCTTTGTAACCGTATAATTGCCTTCAACCCTTGTCCAAGCGGTTTCAGGGATAGGCTGATTAGTTAATGCATTTACCTGTGCGATTGCTTGGTTTGTCTTATCAAATGACAAGCGCAGGTCATCGCCTGTACCGTCATCTGGGACAGTACCGATATTAATAGTTTGTAGTGTCATGTGCCATCTGCCGTAAATTGAGTGCTATCAGCAGTAACCAATGTGCTATCAGCACTAGGATTATCTGTAGGAACTTTTTCTGTTTTTGATCTTTGCTTGTTCTTTTTGCGTATAGACCAAACCGCCCAAGCTAAACGGTTAGTCCATCGCCTGAGCGGCAGCATTATTTAGCCTTTTTAGCGGCTGCTTCTGCTCGCTGCTTAGCGTGTTTTCTTGTCATTGCGTTACATTCTGCAATTGACAGATTTGGCACTGCTTCAATTGGTTTTAAGTCGTCCCTAAGCTCTTTAATTTTATCTTCAAGCTTTTGAATTTCGGCAAAGATTTTATCGTTATATTCTTGGCTTGTTAGCTCTTTTTTCGCTGGCATTTCTGCAACTCCGTAATCTAGATAAATAAAAAGGGGCGCTTGCCCCCAATTTTTAGCCGTTGGTTTGCAAGAAAGCAATACCAGTGTTTTTACGCTCCCAAACACGATCCCAGTTTACAGCCAAGGCTAGCTCAGCTTGGGTTGCAGATTGGCCAGCAACAGAGCTACTAGTAAACGTGAAGCCAAGAGGATGGAAGATATCAGCGCGGCGAGAATATAAGATTTCCTCACCACCACCATTACCTGCACTAGGTTCACGGTCTAATTCGCTTGGTGTTTTTGTGGGAGCAAAGCCGTTGGCCATAGCGCCGCGCGTAAACAAAATAGATGTGTAAGTAACACGGTTAACACCAGCAACAGCAGGCAATGAATCATCAACTACAACCATCTTACCTTGGTAAGTTGGGATATTTACTTCACCACGGGCGTTAGGGATAAAGTCAATTAAATTTTGCTTTTGCAGATTACGGTAAGGCACAGAGTGCATAGCGATAACGCCCAAGTCTTCGCCATGATCACCCATAGTCTGTACAGTATCGATAATGGCATCGGCAGAAATTAATTCTGCTGCGGTTGGCGCGCCTGCGTCATCAGTAGCAATATTATTGACCATATCGCCGCTGTCATTAGCTACGTTATCAGCTAAAACACCCATCAACGACTGAATTACACGACGCTCGTTATTTGTTGCCCAATATGCGCCGATGCGATCGGTAATTGCCATTGTTGGATCTTCTAACGCCAACTCAACAGCCAAATCCATGGTAGACCAAGACTGGTTTTGCGATGCTAAACGGAAAACCATTTTGTCATCGGTTACGTTTTGCGGAGTTGAGTTGACCGCTGGGTTGTCAGTAGAGTAGTTCGGCTCAGCTGTACCTAGTGGCTTATAGAATGGCAATTCACCGATATTGCCGCCAGTGGCAGCCATGGCATTGATTTGTGGATTGTTTACAGCAACACCAGAAGCTAAAAAGCGGTTAAGCTCCACTTGTGATTCTTGCTCAAACTGAGAAAAAGTAAGGGGGTTATATACGTCTGCAATTTGGACTGTGGCCATTTTTACATTCCTGCTAATTGTTTATATTTTATTGGGTCTTCATTTGCGAGCCGGGTTTTTTCAGTTCGACTCATTTCATTAAATGGCTTGTCTCTAACGCTGCCACCTTGCTGTTGAGTAGCACCGCCACCCGAACTCTGTACAGTGCTCACCAGATAACTGTGGTTGGTTTTAAAGTTATCCACAAAAGCACTTTTATCAACAGTGACGCCACCGACCTTAAACTCTGGCTCGCCACTTTCATTCAATTCTATATTTTGAGCAATCAACATACTAGCCGTGGATATTGCGCCTTCACCCAGTGCGCCTGACAATTCGCCAGCAATTGCGGTTGCCACACCATTAATGGTTTTTTGAGCGTTTTGCTCTCGCTCTAACTTCCATGCCGCTTCCGTTTCAGCTAATTTTGATTGTGTACTAGAGTAAAGCTTTTCAAACTCTCCGTTTTTCTCAGCTGCTAAACGCTCAGTTTCGAGGCGCTGCGCTTCCATTTCTTCAAGCTTGGCTTGGTCACTACGGCGCCCACTAATAAGCTCATCGTTCTTGGCTTTTAACCCTGCTGTTGCTTCGCTTACTGCTTTATCAACAATCGCTTTCAGTTCGTCTTCGGTGTATTCTGGCATCTTAAAACCCCGTTTATAGATGTTTGGGCCACAAGCCCATTTGTTTATATAGTTTATTTATTGCTCATCGTCAAGACCCGCGCGTTCCCAAGCCTGTGGATTCTTTCTTCTGATTTCTTCTAATGTCAATGGCTTACCCATCGAGGTTGAGACTAAACGTCTAAACTCATCAGCGGATAATCCGCCATTTCTAAATAGCTCAGCTTGCGTCACACCTAGCACATCATTTTGAACAGATTCAGGCTGGCGCTTTAGCCACTCATAGCCTGTCAATTCGCTTGTGCTCTGATCACCTTCTGACCAAGGCAACGCCATGCTTCTGCAATTCATGTGCAAAGGGGGCAATCTACCTTGCCCAAGCGGCCATACTTTGCCGTCGTTAAACATACAGACTTTGCTTGTGCGATTATCCAACACAGCAACAAATTCCCAAAACTCTAAGCCGTCTATTTGCTCATAGACAGCCATTCTTGCTTCATTGCTGTAAAAGTTAGTCAGCGTGCGCGCCATCCTATCAGCACTATTGTTTGTTTGCTGCAACAAGCCATCGCGAAAATTAAACTGTCTAGTGCCGCGAATAGTCCTGATAATATCTCTGGTCGATGTGCCATTTTGATAGCCAGTCTGTATTGCATTCAGTATTAAGTCAGTTTGCTGTTGCGGAAACTGATTTAGCCATACACCGACAACCACTGATTGCCCCTTGGCACCAGTCTGTACAGTAGAAGCCAACCCCAAAGCAAATAAAGCAACATCAAGCGCCCCAATATCCCAGCCGTCTTGCTCCATAGTTTCTTCTGTAAATGCAACCTCGTCATTTATCATTTCCTCAAGGCTTTCACTAAGCCCTGTGACATAAGCCAAATATAATGCGGATATTTCGGCTTTTAACCGCTTGTTTATTTCCTTCAAGTCCTTTTTGTACGTAATGACATCATACTTCGACAGCTCTTCACGCACCAACTTATCAACGCTTTTCAAATACGGCTTGATATCATCAGACTGACCTGCGGCAAATTGTTGTAGCCACATTTGATGGCGGGTGATTGCATCTAATACAAATTCACTAGCCATCTAAGTCGAGTCCTGCATTGGGTTGATCAAGGTCACCCTCGATTTCTTCCTCTGTTCGCTCGATTGCATTAACTGAGCGCATGTAATCGCGAGCGTCTTGAGCTGAGATTAAGCCTTGTGTCCATGCTAAAATCATTTGTTGTAGTAATTGTGGGTCTGCTGTTAATTTGGATAAATCGGTATCAATAGTGAATTCTTGTGCTTCAGTGCCGTTAAATGCTGCCATTTCCATCAACACAGCATTCATGCATTGCTGTACGTTTTCGATGATTGTTTGCAATCGTGAATTTTCAGCACTTGTAGAGATTAACGCCTCGGTTGCAGTATTAAAGCTCAAATCACTGTTAATCAATTTGGCACCAAGACTAATCATAATTTGCTCTTTATGCTTCATACCCTCCATTGCCAAGGTATTTGGACTTGGTTGCAATAGTTTTGCATCCATATCTTGACCAAGCGCCATCAAATCACCTGAGCCGATAGAGAAACCACTCAAGTTTGCATCAAGCCAATCTTGAGTCAATCCAATAGCTACATATTGCGGCTGCATGTGAAAAACAGAATCTTCGTAATCAGCACTGTTTACATAATGATGAATATTGATGTCAGCAATAGCAAAAGCGGGAATATAGTCATCATTCCAGTCATTGTTAACTGAGCCGCAAAAATGGAATGGTATGTGACGCATTGGCTGTCCATTCTGCATCGGCCTATACACCTCAATATCAGCCCCAGGGATACCCATTGTCACACCGTCTTTTTCCATAGTGACAGTATAAATTCCGTCATCATCTAGGCGTAACACTCGGCACCAGATTTCTTCAACAGTTGATCCGCTGTCATCTTGCACATAAACAACTTCTTCCAATTTGACCATATCTAGCACATTATTAGCGCCAATTTTACGAGTCGACCAATCAAGAATTTGTAGCGAATCAAATAGCAAGGCGGTGGCCATGATGCTATTAGCCTCTCTATCTTGATCACTCATAGCACCATCAACCATTGGGTAATCAACGAGAATGCCGCCTTTGCCACCTTCCAATACATCGCGAGTTAATGCCCTTGCTTGTTGATCAACACCTATGCCATCACCATTAATGTTTGTTTGCGTGTATTCCATTTGAGCATTTGGTTCATAAGTTGTGCCCGACCTAAACGCTAAACCAATCCAACCATTAATCGTCGGGGAAGTGAAATTGTAATACGTCGCGCGCTGTAAATAGTTAGCGTAGCGCTGATTGCCCTCTTGATCCCTTGTGTTCGGATTCGGTAAGTATGTTTCTTTGGCATCTTTTACACCAGTTTCACTAACAGCCGCTTTGACTAGTTTGCGCTGCTGTAATCGCTTTGCATATTCTGGATGAACGGATGTTGTCGATTTCATTTATCTTCTCATTCTAATCGTAGTTGTTGGCGCATTGCGTCGCTTGATCATTGGTGTTAAAGCATATCTTAGCGCATCAATATAGTGATTGTACAAATCAACAATACCTGGCATCACATCACCTGTTTTCTTGTCGACTTTGTAGCTGTAAAGCTGGCACTCTTTTTTGGTTTCTCTGCACCGAGAATGTATCACAATTTCACTAAATGACCTTAAAAACTGAATTCCATCCTCAACACTGCCCGGCCACTTTTTTACAGACTCAATTTTAGGTAAGCCATTCCTGTGTAAGTAGCTAATAGATTCAGGTCGTGCACTATCCGCTCTAATCACATAATCTGAGCACTCGGGCATATTGTTAGAAAAGTATTGGTAAGTCGAATCAAGCTCAAGCTTTACTTTGCCAGCTTCCTTTTCTACATATAAGGTATTGCCACTAATCCAGCATTTGACCAAGGTAGTTGGATCAAGCGCGAAACCAAAATCCATA